AAAGCGCCGGACACAGCGGTGACGAAAGCAACACAGACCGCTGTTGACTTCCTACGTTTTGTTCGTAGGGTCCAAGAGGGCTGGGTGCGTTCAGGTACGCTCCGTCCGAACAGCGTGAAGGGGCTGACACACAACGTGAGCAATACGTGCGTCGTTCACGCAGATGAATGGGACGCTGTACAGACGGAGCTCCTCTCAGGGAGAGAGTCTTACGCAGGGGTGTCTTGTCTCTCAGCTACTGGGGACTATGACTACCCACAAGCGCCGTTCCAGCGTGTGTTCTCTCCCGAAGAGATCAGCGAAGATGACCCGCTACGTGAGCAGAAGATGTCTGCATGGGAGCTTTGGAATGATCTGAGGTCGAGCTATGTGCCTGTAGACTATGACTCAGTCATCGAGGAGGCAGATAACACCGACCTTATGGGCGAAGAGGCGTGTGTGGGCGGTAAGTGCGAACTAAAGATCGGCACGCACTAACCGCGAGGGTGTTCAGCACCCATCAATCGCGGTGAGCAGAGCGACGAGGTTGTTATAGCGACGAAGAACACGCTCAGCGTAGTCTCTCGCTCCTTTACCTGCGCCAGCGTAACGACGTAGACCGTCGCGCTCGCTTGCACCCTTCCTCATGTAGTATTTAAGCGCTTTGAGCCCTGCGCCGACATAGTCACACGGACGCCCCTTGGGGGACTTAGGGCACCAATACTTTGGGAGCACCTGCATCGGCCCCTTTGCGCCAGCGGGCGAGGTCACATCTGTGCGTAGGCGTGTCTCTTCGACCGCGACAGCGAGCGCCATGAGCGGGTCAACGTCAGCGTCAATCGCTCGGTCGGCGATCTTTTCACATACGCGCTGTGCGTCCTGAAACTGAGGTATCTGTGGCGCTGTCAAGTTTGGATAAATCGTCATAGCAACGATGATACATAGATGATCCATGTGTGTTAGTCTCCTCGGACTAGGTAAATGAATGGGAGGTACGTGTTAACATGAGCATCTTACTACCGTCAACCCCCGAAGAGCGTCGAGCGCTGTCCGTAGCATCTCCAGTATTCTTTGACACATACTACTGCGGGATGCGCTTCGCTGAGCACCGTCGTAAGTGGCTCACACGCTTCGATACGGCGTGGCAGAGCGCCAAAGAGACAAAGGAGAAGGGCCGACTCTTAGTGTTGGCTCCTCGTGATCACGGTAAGACCGAGGTGGCGATCACATACGCTGTCAGAGCGATCTTAATGAACCGCAACGTGCGTATCTTATGGATCTGTGAGTCAGCGAGTCAGGCTGAGAAGCGTATGAGGCGCGTAAAAGCGCTCTTGCGGTCCGAGAGGGTGATCGAGGACTGGGCAAGTGAGCCGGAGGTAGGCTGTACGCCGTTAGAGAGCGAAGATGTGCCGTGGACACAGACTCAGCTCTATGTACCACGCACACTAGAGAGTGTAGACCCGACTGTGACCGCTATCGGGTCCGGCGGTGCGGTGACAGGAGCTCACTTTGACCTCGTTTTGGCAGATGACCTTGAGTCAGACACCACCGTATACACCGCATCCATGCGCGATAAGACGAAGCGGTGGTTTCGCGCTACCGTTCTGCCGATGTTGACGCGAGGTGGGCTCATTATCACAGTAGGCACGCGCAAGCACTACGGTGATCTGTACGGTGACATCTTGAACGACCCTTCATGGAGCGTGTTAGAGGACCCAGCGATCAAGCGGTGGCCCGAAGCGCACCGCTTCATCACCGCCGAGGTGGACGGTCGCGAGGTGATCTCTGACGTAGAGATCGAAGGGGAGTGCGAGGTGCTGTGGCCCGAAGAGCGCCCAGCTAAGTACCTGCTCCGTGAACGGCGCTCGATGGGTAGTCAGCTCTTTGCGCGTGAGTTTCAGAACCAAGTGCAGGATGACAGCGCATCTGCGTTTAAGTACGAGTGGCTAGAGCACGCCAAGAAGCGTGGTGCGGAGCTCTCGCTGTACGAGATCCCTGACATTAAGGGACTAGAGATCGTACAAGGGTGGGACTTTAGTCTCGTACAGAGCGTGAGTGACGCCGAGAAGCGCGATACTGACTTCACGGTCGGTACAACGTGGGCGAGGGACCCTGCTACAGGGGATCACTATCTACTGGGACTCTATCGTAAGCGAGGCATGAGCGCTTCGATGCTCCGTAACGCCGTGATCGAGGAGTTTGAGCGCTTTCGGGGCAGAGTGCGCTCGGTCGCTGTAGAGCGTAACGCCTTCGGTGAGCTCCACTACGTTGGACTACAGCAGACTACGGACCTCCCGTTGATCGGGCACGTTACGACAGGCAAGAAGAAGGCTGACCCTTGGCAGGGCGTCGCTTCGCTCGGTGTGCTCTTTGAGCGTGAGAAGGTGATCATCCCTTACGCGACCAGCAGGGACCGTGAAGCGGTAGAGCCGTTGATCCAAGAACTGTGGGGGTTGGGGCGCGAGCGACACGATGACACCGTGATGTCGCTGTGGATCGCACACAGCGTACTCCGTGTAGAGCGCTTTACGCACCGCTACGTTGACTCTACTGGTAGAGAGATCGACAGCGACGGTGATGCGCTCGACGCAGAGCGTGATCGAGGGCTCGATGACTTTTGGTTCGATGTACTCAATCAAGGCGATCCTTCGTGATAATTGCGATCACTAGGCGCATGAGATAACATAGAAAATACAGTACCCATAGGAGCACCGAATGAGCGCGTACAAGACAATTCAATTAGAGCGCACAGGAGACGGTGAGGTTGACTTCACCTCTGCTGTCATGCGCTGGAGAACAGACGGCTTCCCCGCTAACGCACAGATCTGCGTAGACGGACTACCTGCGAACGGCACGTTTGACGTTCTGCTCTTACCGCCGAAAGCGGAGAACTATCGAGAGCACATCATCGGTGCTACCGTCGATGACCTTGTCATGTTGAGCGGTCGGTTTGCACCCATCTTCCAAGCGCTTAGGGTCAGCGTAGCTGGCACCGGTGGCGCGACAGTCAAAGTAACACTCACCATTTGGGAGCGCATCTAATGAGCGTGATTTACATTCAAGGTGGCGGTGGCGGAGGTACAACCGTACAAGACGCAACGACCACCGTTAAGGGTATTGTTCGCCTAGCCACCATTCAGGAGGCACAAGGCAACTATCAAGACATCGCAGTCACCCCTGCGGGTGTCCAACAGGCTATCGCGGGTATCGTCGGTGGTATGATCTTCAAGGGGAGTTACGACGTAGCGCTCGCGACTCCCGCACTTGAGAACGCCGAGCAGGGTGACTACTACGTTGTCAGCAACGTCAAGGTGAACCCAACGGACACGAACGTAGTGTTCAACCGCTTCGGGCAAGAGTGGGCGGTGGGCGATCACCTCGTTATCAAAGAGGACATGGGCGGTACGATTGATGACGCTAAGATCCTCAAGGTCGATAACACCGAGAAGGTGGCGTACCTCAACGATCTGCTCGATGTCACCGAGTCTCTCGCGTCAGCGGGCCACGTCTTGATCCACGACGGCGTAGACTACAAGAATCGTGCGCTCACGACCGCTGACATCGTCGGGCTCGCTCAACACCTGTACGCGCTCCTCGATGTCTCGTTGAATGAATTGACCAGCGCTACATACACAACGAGCACCGCGTCGTTGAATCTAACTCATAGCAAGGACTACACGATTGATATTCAGGGGCTCGATGAGACACAACAGCCTCCTGTCCAGTACGTCAAGACCTTGGTGCTCCCCACCTCGCTGAACGACGATCACGACGAGATCCGTGTCGTGAATCTCGGTGACGGAGCTCTTGAGCTTCAGGTGGCGGGCTCTGCTGTGTTCCATGTGGCAGGTAACCAAAGCACGACACCGATCAGCGTAACTACCAACGCAGAGCTGAATATCGTTGGCGAGGTACGCACATACACCGAGCCTGACCCACAAGACCCACAGCAGACGATTCAGGTGAACAAGGTCGCTTGGTCAGTCGCACAGGGTAGCATCCCCTCTCGTATGTCTCTCGTTCGCGAGGGCAACGGAGACTGGACGAACGGCTTCCTCACCTCCGCTGACATCGTTGGCGTTGTATCTCAGGGTCAGCTTGAGTCCTTACAACAAGAGGTAGACCGAACTCAGGACGGCGCAGGGCTGAACAACGACGGTAGCCTCACCGTGTTCGCGGGTAACTACATCAACGGGAACACTACGCTCCGTCAGGCGATTGTGTCTCTTGACTCAGCGCTCAAGAGCGAGGAGACAGCCCGCATCAGCGCCGACAATGCCGAGGCAACCACTCGCGCCAACGCAGACTCTAACCTACAGTCACAGATCAACGCTGAGGTTACTGCTCGCACGAACGGCGATAACAACCTCCAGTCACAGATCAACGCACTAGCTACCATCGCTACGACTGGAGCGAGCGCAGACGCGAGTGTGGCACACACCGCTGTAGCGTACACCCCAACGAGTGCTGACGCTGAGGCGCACATCGTCGCGATTGACGCTACGCTGAACAGCGTACTCAGCACCAACGTGCTCTCGGTCAACAGCGAGACGCCTACGCTCGGTGACGTATTCCTCGACGGCACCCACATCGACACTACGACTACGGCGAGCAACTACACCGTCGTGGGCGCACAGATTGATCAGCACCTTGATGGGATTGACGATAAGCTCGGTCAGCTTCAGACGGATCTGAACACCGAGGTAAGTGATCGGACTAGCGGTGACTCTAACCTCCAAGGGCAGATCAACGCGCTTGCGACCGTAGCAACGACTGGCTCTGCGAGTGACGTGAGCGTGGCACACACCGCGCTGAGCTACACTCCAACAAGCGCTGACGTAGAGGCGCACATCATTGGCCTTGACGCGCAGGTCAATACTCTCGGTTCTCAGATCGTGACCGATGTGAACGGCGAGGCTCCTGTCAACGGTAGCGTCACGCTCGACGGTACTCACATTGACACGCTTACTACCGCATCAAACTACACGGTGGCAGGTGCGAGCTTCGATGAGCACTTAGACGGTGTAGACACGAAACTCGGTGGCCTTCAGACAGAATTAGATGCTACACAGACGGGTGCGGGCCTCAATGCAGGCGGTGCCTACTCCGCAGACGCAGGTGCTAACTACATCGCTACTGCTACCTCACTCAAGGTCGCTGATAACCAGCTCGACACGCAAATCAAGGGTGTGACAGACGGAACAGGGCTCGACGCTGACGGTGGGTACACTGCTAACGTTGCCACGAACTACATCGCCACAGCTACCTCGCTCAAAGACGCCGACGAGAAGCTTGACGCACAGCTCGCGTTGCTCGGTCAGAATAACGTAGCGAGTGTCAACAGCGAGACTCCTATCAACGGGAATGTGACGCTTGACGGCACCCACATTGACACGCTCACCACCGCGAACAACTACACCGTGGTAGGTGCGAGCTTCGATGAGCACCTTGATGGGATCGACACAAAGCTCGGTGATCTTCAGACAGAGTTAGATGCTACACAGACTGGCGCAGGGCTTCAGACTGACGGAACGTACCTTGCGAACACATCAGCGAACTACATCAACACCGCTTCTTCGCTCAAGAACGCTGACAACAGGCTCGACACAGCGATTAAAACTGTACAGGACGAACTCGATACGGCAGAAGCGGGTGCAGGGCTGAACGCTGACGGGACGTACACCGCACCTACAGGCACTAAGCATCTTGGAACTGCCACCTCGCTCAAGAACGCTGACGTACTGCTCGACACGGCTCTGACTACGATCAACGCAACGAACTACACAGGGTTGACTAGTGATACGCTCGCTACGCACCTGAGTGGCATTGATACGGCGATTGGGCTCAAGGCTCCTATCGACAGCCCTACGTTCACTACGAGCGCTGACGCACCTACGCCTACCGCTGGAGACAACAGCACCAGCGTGGCAACGACAGCGTTTGTACAGACGGAGCTCGCGAGCCTCACCACCGTCGCGCAGGGTACTGCGGGCACCGTTCAGATGAGCGATGGGTCAAGTGGCTTCTCAGCGTCACAATGGGAGTTTGACGTTACAAACGGACACCTGCTCCCGAAGGCGAATGACACCTACGACATCGGTGAGCCTGAGAACAAGGTTCGCGACTTGTACCTCGGCTCTAACAGCCTCAAGTTTGCAGATGACGCGGTCACACCGAACGTTATCAGCGTGGGGCTGACCGATAACCTTCACCCGCTCGGTGAGAACCTCGTTCAGATGACTGACGGTGTCATCCCCGTGGTCTACCGTGACTTGGTTGATGTCGGTCAGGGGGGCAACGGCTACGCTGACATCGAGGATCTGACGAACCCGAATATGCTCGCGAAGGTGGCTTCGACGGGCAAGTATACGGACCTCGTAGACGCCCCACAGAGCGTCATCGCGTCATCAAGCTTCGATACCGTGGATCAGACGTATCAGCTTGAGGCGGGGAAGCACCACACCTTCTTCCCTGCAACGGGAGCTACGTTCGACCTCGTTGTGCCTGACAGCCTCGTCAATACACAGACTGACGGCGGTGACGCAATCCGTATCACCAACTGGGGTAACGGTACGCTGAAGATCACCACTAGCGGATCGAGCGCTAACACTTGGATTCAGTACAGCCAATCGTTGTTACAGGCAGACACCACACAGGGTGCTACTCAGCCTGAAGTGCTCATCGAGTCTCGCACCACCGTTGATCTGTATGGGTGGAGCTACTCAAGTGGCGGTACTACATACGATCCTGCGTGGGGTGTGTACTTCGCTCCTTCGATGGAGATTAACACGAAGAGCCTCACGACCAGCGGTCAGATGCTTGTGTACGACGCAACGAATGACGAGCTTGTCGCGGGTGGCTTGGGTGACCTGAGCTTAACCTACGCGCCAACGAACTATGACAACACCCTCGGCGGGACGGTTACGGGTGACAAGATCGAAGAGCACCTTGAGGGCGTAGATAACAAGCTCGCTACGATTCGCGAAGCCACGTTCTATAATTACGCTATCA